ATGTTTACTGTTATTTTTGGCCGTCCCGGGTGCCCTTATTGCGTACGCGCAAAAGAGTTGGCGGAAAAACTGAGCAACGAACGCGACGATTTCAACTATCGCTACATTGATATCCACGCTGAAGGCATTACTAAAGCCGATTTAGAAAAGACGGTCGGTAAGCCTGTGGAAACCGTACCGCAAATTTTTGTCGATCAAAAACATATCGGCGGCTGTACGGATTTTGAAGCATGGGCAAAAGAGAACCTGAATCTTTTCGCTTGATCGCAGTATTAGCGCCCTCTGGCCGAGGGCGTTATCGGTGCTTTTTCCGCCTCTGACTGAACAGACTACTGATGAACAGGTAGCAGAGCGCGCCTAAAGCACACCAGAATACCGCGCTAAATAGCCACGCAAGCTCTTGCCATAATGAACGAGTGGGCATAAATACAAAGCGCATGAGCACCAGACAAAACGGCGCCGCCAGCATCGCCCCGATCAACGGTCGGATCACCTCGCGCCGATGAGAGCAAAAACTCGCCACTGCACCTGGCAATGTAAAAAATAACAGCCCAATTTCAGGATGCCCGGTCGCGCGAAAAGCGCCTTGCACGTGCATAGTTAATGAAAGACACACTACAATAAAGAGTACAAAGCAGCAGACAACGCCTGCCCACCTCTGTTTATGTTTCAATCGTTCCTCCTGACACTCTCTCTATCGAACACGCTTTCCGCCGTGAGGCATCCAGTCAGATAAAGTCATGTGGCATTCCATGCCAAAAACACACCTGCACGATTCTTATAGCCGTTAGTACGCAATAAGATTAAACTAGCAGGATATATTGTTGTGTTGTTTTATTTGGATGCTATATGCAATACGATTACACCCTTAACGCATGATAAAAACAGTAGCGTAAATTACCATTTCTTTCAACAGCTTACTCGTAAACAAGAAGTTAGTCTCCGTGAATATAAACGTCGCAGATTTGTTAAATGGGAATTACATCCTGTTATTATTTGTGGTCCTTGCTTTGGGCCTGTGTCTTGGCAAGTTACGCCTGGGTTCAGTCCAACTTGGTAATTCCATTGGCGTTTTGGTGGTCTCTCTCTTATTAGGACAGCAACACTTTAGTATTAACACCGACGCGCTAAATTTGGGATTCATGCTATTTATTTTTTGTGTCGGCGTTGAAGCGGGCCCCAACTTTTTTTCGATTTTTTTTCGCGACGGTAAAAATTATCTGATGCTTGCCCTGGTCATGGTCGGTAGCGCCCTGCTGATTGCCTTAGGCCTGGGTAAGGTATTTGGCTGGGATATCGGCCTGACGGCCGGTATGCTGGCGGGCTCAATGACATCGACGCCCGTTCTGGTGGGCGCAGGCGATACCCTGCGACATTCCGGCATCGCCAGCGCGCAGCTCTCCTCCGCTCTCGATAATCTCAGTCTGGGCTATGCCCTGACCTATCTCATCGGGTTGGTCAGCCTGATCGTGGGCGCACGTTACCTGCCTAAACTACAGCATCAGGATTTGCAAACCAGCGCCCAGCAAATTGCCCGTGAACGTGGCCTGGATACCGATGCCAATCGCAAAGTTTATCTGCCGGTTATCCGCGCTTACCGGGTGGGCCCGGAACTGGTGGCCTGGGCTGACGGTAAAAACCTGCGCGAGCTGGGTATTTACCGCCAGACAGGGTGCTATATCGAACGTATTCGCCGTAACGGCATTCTGGCGAACCCGGATGGCGACGCGGTGTTGCAAATGGGCGACGAGATTGCGCTGGTCGGCTATCCGGATGCGCACGCCCGGCTCGACCCCAGCTTCCGTAATGGTAAGGAAGTGTTTGACCGCGATCTGCTTGATATGCGCATCGTAACGGAAGAAATTGTAGTGAAAAACCACAATGCCGTCGGTCGTCGTCTCGCTCAACTCAAGCTGACCGATCATGGCTGCTTCCTTAACCGCGTCATCCGCAGCCAGATCGAAATGCCTATCGATGATAACGTGGTGCTGAATAAAGGCGACGTGTTACAGGTGAGCGGCGATGCCCGACGCGTAAAAACCATCGCCGATCGCATCGGCTTTATTTCGATTCATAGCCAGGTGACGGACCTGCTCGCCTTCTGCGCTTTTTTTATCATCGGCTTAATGATCGGCATGATTACCTTCCAGTTCAGCAATTTTAGTTTCGGCATCGGTAACGCGGCCGGGTTGCTGTTTGCCGGGATCATGCTCGGTTTCCTGCGCGCTAACCATCCTACCTTTGGTTATATTCCTCAGGGCGCGCTTAACATGGTAAAAGAGTTCGGCTTAATGGTATTTATGGCAGGCGTCGGTTTAAGCGCAGGCAGCGGTATCAGTAATGGTCTGGGCGCGGTCGGCGGGCAAATGCTAATAGCAGGCCTTGTCGTTAGCCTGGTGCCAGTGGTGATTTGCTTCCTGTTCGGCGCCTATGTCCTGCGTATGAACCGGGCGCTGCTGTTCGGCGCCATGATGGGCGCCCGTACCTGTGCCCCGGCGATGGAAATCATTAGTGATACAGCGCGCAGCAATATTCCGGCGCTGGGTTATGCCGGGACTTATGCTATCGCCAACGTTCTGCTGACACTGGCGGGGACGCTCATTGTTATCATCTGGCCGGGATTAGGATAAAACTGAAGTTTGCCTTTAAGTGAAAAAATTTTGCAGATAAGTAGAACTTTTCGTTAAAGCCTCAGTCATACCTATTGCCACTGCTTTTCTTTGATGTCCCCATTTTGTGGAGCCCATCAACCCCGCCATTTAGGTTCAAGGTTGATGGGTTTTTTGTTGTCTTAAATTTATACCTTTTAAAATCATAGTGTTAGAGTATGTATTTTTTAAGATGGCGACAAAATGGCGGCGGATTTTTTTTGATAGACAATTCTTTCTTGTAACCTTGCTTACTGGATAGCTATGATCCAGATGCTTAATTAATAAGGAAATGTCTATGGCACTTACCAAATGTAAAGAATGCAAAAAAGAAGTCTCAACCTCTGCAAAAACGTGTCCCCACTGTGGTGTTAAAGATCCGGGGTTTGGTGCAAAACAGAAGCTTGGCGGATGCCTTATCTTGATAATCATCGTTGCAGCAGTCATGTACTTTGTTGGTGGAAGCGATGACAAGCAAACGGCGGAAGCGCCAAAAGTATGCTCTAACACGGATACCCAGTGTAACTTTGACAAGAACATGGTCGATGCAGTGACCAAATGCAAACCACTGGTAGAACATGCAGCAAAATATGAATTTGAATGGACTGACGGCCTTTTAGATCCAATGTTCTCTCATGCACGAATCGACAGCAAAAAGAATCAGCTAACGTTTATCGGGGATAAGGTCAAATTTACAAATGGCTTTAATGCAAAAATGACCATGACTTACGCTTGCACTATGGACCTGAAAACCAAAGAAATAGTGGATTTCAAGATTTCAGAAGGCAAATTGTAAGCATCATATTTTTCAGTCTCTGAAACCCAAGGGAAACTACGGTAGCCCGCCCCACATCTGGCGTTGCGGGCTTCTTGCCACTTATCCTTCACTGTCACCCTAGATCATTTTAATCTACATAAAATTTTTTTTACTTTATTTATCTGATGGTTAGAAAAACCCTTAGATCCTTCATCGATCCTTCAAACTGAAAGTTACTGAAATTCCTTTCAATATTTTCAGTTTCCAGTCTCCGCAAAACTGCCAGTACTGGTGCGGGCTGGCGATATGATTTGAAGAAAAATCCAACTGAAAAATTTTTATGATCCAAAAACCGCAGGCGGGTGCGGTGTAGCGCCGTTTTTGTCTGCGACAGTTTTTTTTCGTCCGTGTGAGGCAACGTCAGCACGTCATGGCGGCACAGATCCTTTTACATGGGAAACGGGGATATGATGACTACTTGAGGCGCTTAGAATGCGTCTGGTGACGCCTGATGAAGGGTGTAAAAAAACCCGCATTATGCGGGCTGAAAAGAGAGAATCAGGCGATGATGTTCTGGTACTTGCTCCGGGTCTGCCCGGCCTTTACTGCCGTCTGGTTGAATGCTCCGGCATTGGTCGGCGTACCAACACTGGGGTGTGAATGGCTCGCACATTGCTGCGCCAGCTCTGCCAGTAAATCAATGGTGTCCAGCATCATGGTTAGCGTATTTACGCCCTCGCTACCGATATGCACGGTTGGCCCCATAATCTGCTGACCGCCCGCCGCCACGGATTTACGTAATGCGGTAATCTTTTCTGTCAGGGTTCCCCCCACATCAACATTCATGGCACCGGCCACTTTCGTGGACTGCTGCCCGGCGATTTCGGTTTCTTCATTTCCTGTAATACTGGCCAGCCGGTTTCCTTTTACCGCCTGGCTGAAGTCGCCAGCACTGACCTGCTGTATGGCTCCGGCCATCAGCGTGGCAGTACCCAGTACCGTGATTTTATCCGTGGCTTTCACCGTGGTTTCACGGCTGACCAGTTCACGCCGTTCCGTGTCGGCTTTCACCGTCCGCGCCATTGATGTTTCACTGATGGTCTGATCCGTCTGGCGTACCCAGTCTCCTGCCTGTGTCACGCGTTGCGAGACTTCCGCGCGCTGCTGTTGCAGCTGTTCGCCGGGCTTAATGTCCGGCAGACTGGTGCCATCCGGCAGCGTCTGCCTGATAAAGGGCTTGTCCGGCCTGCCGCCCGTAAACGCCACTTCTACCAGCGTTCCTTCCGGTGGATACTGGAACATTCCTGAATCGTTACCGGCCATTGGCACCGGCAGCGGTACGGCGGAATATACCGGCGTCTGGTTGTCCGGGTTGCCGTCCGCGTCAAGCAGCTGCACGTCAACAGCGTACCGTGGCCGGAACGGGTCGGCAAAATTACCGCTTTTTACGGCCTCGCTGGGTGCCACCACCCTGGCCAGTTTGGGCAGGTGAAGACCTGAAGCCAGCTCCGGATAATGGCTTTCTATCTGACGCTGCGCCGGTGTTTTCTGCAATGGCTGACCTGTGGCGCGGTTCCGTGGTGTCCAGGTGATGGTCATTGTGTCATTCATCAGATGAACTTTGGTCACGCGCTCCCCGTTCACATCCACGCCCGGACGCAGACTCTGGATCACCGGCAATGTCATGGAATTACCGCCCGCCGTTCCCTGGCTGAACTCTGCCGGGATTTCCACCGGACGTCCGGCAAACAGCGCCTTTTCTGCGCCGCCAACATACAGCGAACCATCCGGCAATGGATACCAGATGTAATCCGTGATACTGAATGCCCTGCCCAGGGTATTCAGCAGCTGGTATCCCGTCCCGTTATGGGTGAAATGGGGGATCGGTTTATCACTGTACGGCACATCCGGTACCGCAATGCTGATCCCGCTGTTTTCCTCCAGCCATCCGGCTACATCGCGCAGTGTTGGATGCTGGAATGAGCATGGCCACATCCGCTCAAATACGCCAGCCAGCTCGCGGACGAACAGACGCTGATAACCGTTTTCGGCAGGCTGTGAGCGCTCCACATAGCCGGTAAACCAGCGCAGAAGTAAACCGGAATACCCCACATCCAGCCGTACCAGTTTGCCGGTGTAGTCTGTGGTCGTCTGTGCCATAATAAAGCCACGTCCACAGCTGTTCAGCTCCAGCACCAGACTGGCGTCAGCCAGGTGTATTTCATCCGTTGAAAGGTAAAGGCGTTTTACTGGTTTCATCATTAACCTAAAGCATCATTGACGGGCTTCAGCACCCTGCGTTCAAACCACGTCAGTTTTTCTTCATCCTCTCCGGCACTCTGGCCACCGGATTGTCCCGTACTGCTGGCCGTCTGTTTTTTTGCCGTTGTTTTACCGGTTGCCCTGGCTTCCCGCTTCTCCTGTACGCTGACATGTTCCGCCAGGGTGAACGTGACCAGCCAGGCCATTTTCCCGTCCTGCGGCGGTGCATCCAGCATTCCGCTGAAGGTGGCCTCACGAAAATTCACCGCTCTGGCCACCTCATGCGCAACGCGGTATTTCATGCGTTTCCCGTCTGCATCGGTGGCGCTGGCCAGTTCAAAAATACGCTTCAGGATCTCCGGGTTTTTAAAGGGTATTTCGCCGCTGATACGCAGCTCTTTGCCTTTTGCTCCCTGCTCTGATTTGGTGGTCGCGCTGGTCTGACCGGACTGGTCTTTATCCTGAAACTGCTGGGAAACGGTCACGCGCATGTTTTTCAGCAGAATGGCCTCACCATTAAGCGCCAGTGTCGGGATCGACGTCATGAATCATGCCCCTTATTCCATCAAGATTTTTTCCGGCCAGCATGATTGCCGCAGTATAAACAGCTGAAGGCTGCGGAATGTCCTTTACCAGCGCCAGAAGGGTGGCGGCGGTGTCGCCACTGGCCGTAAATACCCATGCCCTGGCGCTTTTCCCCTGCAAATCAGCAAGGCCGCTGGCCACATCGTTAATCAGGCTGTCACGCAGTTGCGTAAATTCCCCCAGCTGTTGTTTCAGCCCGTCCAGACTGAATCCGGCACCAGCCGCTTTCTGCGCCTCACTGATAGCGGCAGCGGATAACGCTGCCCTGCTGGTCGGAACGGACAGCGGAATGGCAACCGGCAGTCCTGCCCCGGCTTTCGCGGGGATCTGCATTTTCTCAGTAGCCAGTGTCGCCGCAGACTCAGCCAGACGTCTAACCTGGGTGAATGCGGGCGCGGGGAAAACATCCACCAGGCTGTTAAGCCCCTTCATGAAGTTTCCATGGGTCTGTCCCGTTACCATCATGATCACCACATCGGTATTGCCTCCCGTTCCGGCCAGCCTTTCCGCCAGATAATGGATTGCATTGACCGGACTCAGGTATGCCCCGTTATCGGTCTGCTGCCCCAGACCGTGAATCCACGGATGCGCCGGAACGACGGAACAATCCAGCGCAGCCAGTGAATCCGTAAAAGCCAGACGCGCTTCACGCCACATCCGGTACCTCCGGCCAGTCAGGGGAAGCTGTATCCACACGGTTAACCATTACGCTGTAGAGTTCCCAGGCGTCCAGTCGCTTCTGCTCCTCATCGGTCGCGATACCCTGCTTTACTGCCCGTGCGAGCGGCGTAATAACGGTCTCGGCCTCTTCGAGCAGTTTTACCTTTTTCGCTTCTGCCTGCTGGCGTAGCTCCTCCGGCGAATAAACACGTTTACTCACCTGCTCACCATTAAACATCCAGCGTCCTGATACATCCGCCCGGCGATTAGCTGTGATATCAGGTAACTCAACAACGCTGCACCCTTCAGGGTTTATTGCCGAAACATTTTTGTTAATATCCACAATAATATTATTCTTATCGTAGGCAATTTTTAACGAGTCGGCAGAAAATTTCTTCTGTTCCTCATACCAGTTTTTACCGTCTTCATCAAATAGCCACACCACACCAAATTTTTTAGTGAGTTGATACTGGTCAGGCGTTTTTGGATTACCGGCTACAATATTTTTTAGATGCATCATAATTAAATACTCACCACGTTATACCACTGGTTGCCAATTAATTTCTGTATTGGGCGTCTGTGCGCTCCGTCAACCAGTTCATCACTATTGCCATTAGTGATACCGGTTATGACGTAACCAGAAGTGTCACTGAACCCCGGACCGTTCCATACCTGTGCATATTGCAGGCTACCCAGCCTGATATCCTGTACGTAACGGCTGTCAAAGTTGGAATAGCTATTCGGTTCCATCTGACCATTTACTCTGAACAAAATACTGCCATCTGTATTTCGCTGGCTGTAGAACTGCCATCCCTGATCGTCGTCCAGTTCAATTACTGTGGGCCTGTCTGCACCACCCCATAAATTAAACGTGGCTGTCATTGTCGAATTATTATTACTCGTCAGTGAAAGCCTTTTTCCGTCACCTGCTCGTATGCCACCATTAGTGAAAACATCTACTGACATGTGTAGCCCGGAATTGTCGATATAACCGACCCGGGCATTATTGGCATAAATACCCAGAACGCCGTCACTAATCCACTTAATCCCTGTGTCGTTATCGCCGAACACAATCGAATTACCGCCCAGTGCATTGTCAGTACCAATGCCTAACGGGCCATTTAGTCGCCCACCGGTAACAGGCAATGCGTCTACATCACTGGCAGTGGGTTTATTTATGGTGTTGAAATCACGTCGCCATCCGGGAGCATATCCATCGCCGTGATTGATATAAGTAAATTGGGCACTGGCAACTCCTCCACCTGACGTTGTGGTGGGCGTTGTCACCCGAATGGTAATTGCACCGCCAGTCCCCATAACCTCCACAACAGCGCCAGCGAGACAGACATTACCGCACCCTGTATCTGTGATGACTTTGTTACCTGCATAATCCCATGACCCTTTACACATCCAGTAAGGGTGATTGAATGCGCCGCAACTCTCCAGCCATGCGATAAACTCCGCCGTAGTCCACGGATTACCATCACCGCCGACAGCAACCCCACCACTGAATGCCAGCGCCGCACTGATATTCTGCGCAAATAATCCCTTGTCAGGGATATCGCCACCATTACTGTTTTTCTCCAGTCGTCCGTTCGCATTATCCATAGCCGCTTTAACCGCTTTCGGCGTTGCGGCCAGCGTCTCCGAATCGCTGTTTGTTTCACTGCTTAACTGCACAAACCCTTTTTCGCGGGTTGTGGCGTCCGGATGATTACGGGATTGCTCATGTTTTCTCAGCGCATCGCTGGCCTGCTGCTCATTCAGCGTCCCTTTCGGGCGTAAATCCGTAATATTGCCGTTTTCATCAATACCCGCTACTGCAAACACATAATGCTGTACGCCGTTCTGCACATAATCCGCCAGGTTGTCAGCAACCGTAATACGGGACTGCACACCCCACACGCTGGTAAGCGTTCCTGTCCAGCATACATCCAGCCAGACTTTGACCGGCCTGGTTGTCACGGTAATATTCAGGTTTTCTGCAAGCGTTGTGCGCAGCCCTGCCACATAGCCGGTACCTTTGGTCACATAAAACTGATTCCCGCTTTTCCCGACCAGATAGCCGTCACCAAAAAACGCCGCCGCCCCGAAGATGTCGATATTTTCCAGGCGCTGGCGCTCGTCCATTCCGGCCATACGTGCGGTAAAGTCAATCTGCCAGGTCTCGGCAGGCGTATTAATTCCGGTTTCAGCCTGTGCACCGTTATATTCCATCAGAAACGAGCGCGTAAGCACGTTCCCCTGTTGCCCTTCAGCTGTTTTAAGTTTTTGCTGTAATGGCGCATGAACAATCATTGCCAGCGTACCGCTGGCCTTATTAATCAGACCAATCCAGTTAAAGGAAAAATCCCCCACATCCGCCCCCAGTACGACGGAATGCACCACAGCGTTGTCATTCACCACGCCCTTACGGCTGACGGCCTGCCGGTGAACAATCTGTTCAGCCGGTGGCAGGGTTTCATTGCGGTCAACCGGCTGATCCGGATCAAGTCCCGGTACGTTAGCGAACACAAATTCATCCAGCAGGACAGGCTCCCCCGTGGCACCCTGTTGCGCTTTCCACTGCTCAAATGCCAGTGTAATCGTTGTCTGTGACATATAATCCCCTTATAACCCTGCGCTGTACGTCGCGCTGCTGGTTTCCGTACCGCTCAGTGCTGCCGGATAAACCACATATTCCCCCTGATCCCAGCCCGACCGGATAGCCAGCCGTTCGGACGTGATCACTTCAAACTGGTAACGGCGGCATGTCCGCCCGTACTGCCGGATAATCTGGATCATCAACTGCGTGTTAGTCGCAATCTGGCTGTCCGTGACGCGAACCTGAATCACATCCCAGTCAATCCCCGGCTGTCGCTCCAGCAGTTCAACGTACCCGATCCCCAGCCGCTCAAAGATACTGATAAATCCCTCAACAGAACCGGCGTCACGCGCATTCACGAAGGCATACGCCACACGCCTGCGGAACAGTTCCAGCGGCTCCCCGTCAAAGCGGGAAATGTCCCGGTCATACGCCAGCAGGTTAAGTAACGCCGGTGTACAGGTCAGCGGATCAAACTGGTTCAGTGGCCACGTCACCCAGCTGTACACTTCCGCCCAGAACCGACGCGCCGTTTGCAGCAGTTTTCGCGGCTCGCCCATGTCCATCCAGGAGGGAAGTACCATTCCGGCCAGTTTTTTTATGAACTCATTCATTCTCAATACTCACCACAAGCGATTTCAGGCGCGGCACATTCAGCTCACTGGCAATGTCATCCAGCGAAAAATTCAGCGATTCCGTTACCGGAAAATTTTTATGGATTTCGCGCCCCAGCTGCGAGAAGGAGAACCGTGAATACGGCCACGTCCTTCTGACGTCATAATCCGTATTTTCCCGGAAGGCGCACCGGATCAGGTTTTCAATACCGTCCTTCAGGCGCTTCTGTTCATCATCACTGATGTTGTTCAGGTTCCTGACCCAGACAGTGATCGCCAGATCGTGCAGGGTTTCCGGCATGGCATAACACTGCATATCGTCCCCGTGGCCGTGATGCCCCTGCGTGTTGATATAGTCATTCACGACATCCAAAAACGGCGCAGAAGCCACGCCGCTGTCCAGCAATAAATAGGCGTTGGCTGTCCCCGGCCCCCTCGGTGCTTCGTGCTCAAAGAAAATCCGGTCAATGCTCAGTCCGGCAACACCGGCAATCATCGACCGGTACACCGCGTCCGTGTGGTAGTTGCCCACCAGGTTAAACTGGTTACGGCAACGCTCACGCAGTTCATCATCGCTTTCCTCATCCGCGCCCGGTACGGTCAGCCAGTTTTCTTCACTGGCCACATGGCTGATGCCGTCCACGGCCACCGGCAGAATGCGGTAATATCCCGGCGCAAGGTTATATGCGCCGCCCGTTCCCGTTGCCTTTACCGGCAGCAGTGCGCTGGCGGTACCGGAGGCGATCACCACATCTTCCGTGCTGGCCAGTTCATACACCCTGCCGTTAATACGTTCTGTCTGTATCACCGTTCCGGCCTTCACCGTCACCACGGCGCTGGCGTCTTCCTTGTAAAAACGGATAACGCCCTGTGCAGCGCTGGCGGGCTTCGGCGTGATATTCACCGCCCATGCCAGCAGCCGTAACATGCTTCCACTGGCCGTGGCCACAAACATATTGGCCAGTACGGTGGAGATCAGAACCTCCTTCAGCCACATCACCGGCGCGGTTACAATGGCCGTGACCAGTCGCCAGAACGGAGACATACGGGAGGTATTCGTGATAATTCTCTCCTCCGTCGCAATGGCATTAAAGCGATCGCGAATCTCTTCTTCCGTCACCGGCATACCGCTGGCTTTCACCACCTCTTCAAAGTCAACCTGTGGCTTTTCCGTCATAAATCCACCTGTACCGATATTCCGCCGAAGTCATAAGTGCTGGCCGTGATCCACAACCGTGTCCGGCTTTCTTCACCGATTTCCACTGTTCCCGGAACGATACGTTCATCATCCTCAATCAGTAATTCCATACGGGTAAAAATATCTGCCCGCATGGTCGGGCTTCTCTCGGCAATTAATTCCGTCGCCAGACCGCTTTCAATAATGGAATGAATAATGTCCTGCCCGATACTTTTACGGTTATTACATAATTCAGGTTCATTACCGGTATTCAGGACAAAGTCATTTCCCTGAATTAATAAATCAACATACAGGATTTCATTCATACGCCCAGCTCCTGAAACTCCATTAACTGCCCCGGCGTTATCATTTCTTTTGGATAGATATTGACAGTATTAATTTTCCGGCTGTTATCCGTCACAGACCTTGAGTTATTACTGACAGATTTACTGATACCACCTTTATCAATTCCTTTTAGCTCGCCACCTGTAGATAAATTATTTACTGTTAATGGTGGCGAAGAGGTTTCATTAGCCATTGAGATATCAACGCCGGGTATTTTATTCAGCTTCTCAACAATCCAGTTCCACGATTTCAGAAAACCACCTTTAACGGACTGCCAGACATTATCAAACATGGATACAATACCCGACGCCAGTCCACTTAATGCCTGTGAGGGTGAAAACCCTGTTAATAGCGCAATAAAACTGTTCCAGCCTTCACTGATAAATTGCCATGCTGTGGAAAACACCCCGGCCAGCCACGCCACCACCCTGGCACATGCCTGAAACGCGGATGTTTCCATAACAGCTGCTTTCACCGTATCCCAGTGCTGAATCAGCAACCAGCAACCCGCCGCAAGCAACGCTATCGCCCCGATCACAAGCAAGACCGGCCAGCTCATAAGATTAATACCGATTCCGGCCATGATTGCCGCCATACGAACGGCCAGCAACGCTCCGCGCAAAAATTTAAGCGTCGCATTCCAGGCGATAACAGCAATTTGTGCCAGCCATACCATTGCCGTATATGCTTTCGTGACGGCGGTAATGGCAACCCAGATCCCGCGTAAACCTGCCATGATAAACTTAGAAGCGCCCATCACAATATTGGCAACCGCGCCCACTGCCGCAAACCCCAGCAACGCCATAGCGGCGTAGCCGATAACACGGGCAATGTTGGGAAATAGCTGCATCCATCTGGCAAATGTCTGTCCCATATCCGCCAGACGGTTCAGCACCGGATACAATACCGGGATTAGTGTCAGCCCTATTACGGTCTGAATAGCTTTCAGGATTTGTACAAACCGATCCCACGGTTTCACCAGTTTACTGGCCATCTCCTGCGTACGTTTCAGACCGTCAGATCCGCCCAGTTCGGTGATGTTCCTCTGGAGAAGCGCCACATTACCGTAAAGGTGTTTGACCACAGCCGAACTGTCACCGAATGCCGCATCCAGTTCCGCCTGGGCTTTCAGATTCCCTTCCAGGCTCTTGCCGTATTTGCCCTGCAATTTAATCAGCATCTCAGGCATGGACAGCATTTTGCCGGTGGCATCCGTAAAGGACAGCCCCAGTTTTTTTGCCCCTTCAACTGCCCCCGTCATAAAGCCTTCGTAAGCGCTGCTGGCTTCCGTTCCCAGCGTGCGGTTAAGCTGCCCCAGTACGGCCAGCTGTTCATCCAGTCCGACGCCGTAGTTGGTACCGACGCCCCGCGCCCCTTCCATCAGGTCTTTGATAGTGCCCATTTCGGTACCGAAGACCTTGCGCATATACACCATTTTTCCGGCCAGCTGCTCAGCGAACTGAACCTTGCCCAGACGCTCCGCATCGGCGGAAAAATTACCAAACATCTGCCCCATAAATTCCGCCGTTTCTGCGGCGGTGGATTTCAGGGCAAACGCCAGGGTATTAGCAACTTTTGTCACTTTCGGCAGTTCATTACCGGTCAGCCCGGCAATAGCGGAATTAATACTTTCAGTGGACTGAACAAATTCCACCGCACTGGCACCATAAGTTGTACTGAAGCGCAGCGCATCCCGCTGTACGGCTTTTAATGCCTGATCATCAATCCCTTTTGATGCTGCATCATTCAGCGCATCATACATTTCAATTGCCGGTGATAACGCACCCCGTATGGCCATTCCTGTACCCGCTAAAGCCAGCACACCACCGCCAATCTGCATAAAGGCCGCTTTTGATTTTTCCGCAAAGCCGGTGACGCTGCTCTGTGCCTGTTTTAACGGGCGGGACAACTTATCAATCAGGCTTAATGTAAAATCTAACTGTTTCATTCTGTGCCTTTAAATGCTTTAGCCACACCATTGGCTACAGCAATTCCTGTATATTCCCAGTGACGATTATCCAGCCAGATAGCGGCGGCAATATCGTCAACGGAATCCTGACCATGTGGTAAATAATGACGGCGAAGTATTAAATATTGTTCGAGTCCGTTCTGTTCAATTGCCCGGACTCGCTTTGTCAGTTTTTTACTTCAATTTCCAGTTCAGGGGCGTAAATATCATTAACCTTACTGACAAGCTGAAGCGCAGCGCCCGGACGTTTTAATATTTCAGCTAAAGCTTCCTTGCTTTCCGTTGCAACAATACGCGTCAGGTAGTTATGCGCAGGTGCCACTTTATTGTCCATTGCCATTTCATTAATAAACTTATTATAGGCGGTCTGATTTGGTTCAAAAATAATATCAGTCCCACAGACACACAGTTTAATTTTTTCCATATAAAAGACTCTCTCTACGATTAATTTCATCTATTAACTGATTATGGCGTGCTGCGCACTGACCATAAATTTCAAGATACGCATTCAACAGTTCCGCAGCATCTTTACCCGTAGTCCCTTTCAGGCGCGGCAGCTGCGTGACGCATTTAGTTTTCAGGTTTTCCTGATAACGCAAGTTCGGTACTGGCGGCGGCGTCGTTGTACATGCGGACAAAGTCGTCAGACAGGCACACGTTAGTAAACACCGGCTTAACCACCTCCGTACGAATTTCACGCGACGGTGCATTTTTCAAAGCCTCCAGTTGTTCTTCCAGTTTTCGCCCGGATTCACTGGCCATGCTCGCCAGCGTTTCCCCGGTAGCGCTGGCTGACCGGCTGATGGCCAGATCGATACTGTCACGCTGCCAGTTAGCCGCCTTCCAGCCTGCCCAGAAGGCCAGAACAACCGTTATAAGCCAGCCCGCCACCACACGATCCATCAGCGAACCCCATCATGTTCCAGACTGAAATGATTACCATCCGGCCTGGATTTGAAGCGCCCGCCCCAGCTGCCGCCCAGTGACTCCCAGTATTCGCCCAGCGGCAGGTAATCCTCTGTGCGGGTCTGGTACTGGCCGTTAACAAACAGGTTAAAATCCACTGCCAGACGCCGTGTATGCAGACTGTTGGTAATACCGCTGCCCTTTTTCGCGTTCAGCGCCGCCTGTTCCGGCGTGCGGTACGCCTCACCGAACGTCAGCCGGTAGCCGTGTTCTTCTGCCCAGTGGATCAGATTTGCCACCATAACGGTAAACAGCTGCTGTTTTTCACTCAGTGTCATTTGTCAGCCCCCTTCCCCAGAAAACCGATCCCTTTCTTACGTAGCCAGGCTTCAACACCATTAAGGCCAAGAATCCCCAACGCTGAACCAATGCCGGCAAGCGCAAGCGGATGGATATCCGGTACGAAGTAAAGCGCCACCCCTGCCGCTACTGATAACGCGCTGCCCACAATGACACGCCCCAGAACCAGACGTGCCGTGATCGGCTCGTCACTGTTCAGCATCTTGCCCAGGGCAATCAGCGCCCCCATAATTGCCAGCGCAATAAACCCTTTTTCGTAGTCCTGCATCCCTTTTCCTTACCCGATCAGATTTTCCGTAGCTTCCGCTTCCAGATACGGAACCCCGTTGATGTTGACGAACTTCGGACTGGTCACGAAGTATTTAATTTTGTGCGTGGATACGCTGCCGCCTTTTGGATCAATATCCAGCAGATTGCTTAACTGCAATTTATTGCCGAACGTCTCGACCTTCACTTCTTCACTGCCTGCTTTGGCGTAGAAAAGAAAATCCAGCGGTTCAATACCTCGCCACGAACCTGCGGCGCGGGCTTTGGCTGTCAGTACCTGAAGCACTTTAGAACTGACTTCAATTTCTCCCTCTGCGGCCACATCACCATCAACATGGCCGTCCGGCACACCACGGGTCTGGGCGGCGGCGCTGTTATCCGTGATATCCAGCGAAATTTTTTCTATATGGATCAGTTCACCATCGATGTAGGCATCAAATGACATGCCTGAAATACGTTTGGTCATGCTGCGGCCTCCAGACTGGCATCCAGTAACAGGCTGATAGTGATTTGCAGCGGCACTTCATACGTACGTACCACAATGTAAATATCCACCGCCTTCTTGCTCTTCCAGACAATAGAGACATCTCCATCCTGCGGCGGCTTCACCTCTCCCGGAAACGACACACCGTTAATGTTGGCCGCCGTGGACATTTCGCGCAGTGGGCGGGCAAACAACGTCTGGTGTGCCGCGATGCTGCCCGGCGTACTGTTCAGCGAACGATCGGCAATTTTACCGATAGCCAGCAGGCGGACACGACGGGCGGCCTTGTCCACAATACGCAGCGTCTCAATGGACTGATAATCACCTCCTTCCACATCCAGCGTACGTCCGTCAGCCCAGTAAAAGCCGTCATAATCCGGATACCACATCGGCACGCTGTAGCGCTGCGCTTCCAGCGCTTTAAGGGTGGCCAGCTCCAGTGTTTTCCCGGTGCCATCTTCCGGCAGTTCATCGCTGCCCAGATTAAGCAACGCCCCGGTTTTCACCCTCGCCGGACTGTCAGCAACCGTCACCGCCCGGTTACACAGGCGACCGGCCAGCACGCCCGGTTCATTCCCCCACAGACGCGGAACCAGCTGAACCGCTTTCTCTGCAATACCCTGCTGAAGGGTGGACAGACGTTTCAGATAATCCGCCTGGGCTTCATCCTCCTGCATTCCCTGAACCGCCAGGATGAACCACACCCAGCGCCCGTATTGCGCAATCAGTTCAGATCGCAGCGTTGCCGCCTGGTTAATCTGTTCTTTTGCCGCCACATCATCCGACAGCACCACGCCTTCCACCGAGCAGGAAACCTGTGCAGCTTTGACGGCATCCACCCACGCGCCCGGCTCACTGTCTGCGGCCAGTACATGAACAAATCCCCACCAGTTCTGGCCGGCGTTCGCCATTGCCGCCAGTACATCGCTTTTTAACGGGCTGTTCCCCTCGCCCAGTAGTGCGTTAAAGTCACTCTGTGCATTAACAGCCAGCGTTTTACCCACATTTTTGGTACCCGTACCGATAAACAGCAACGTGCGCTCCACCTCGTTGGTTTCACCCAGTAGCTGGTTTACCTGGTTAACGGTCACGGTTGGCCAGGTCATGTTTTCCCCTTAATATCCTGCGCCTTTACATTCCAGCCAAAGCCTATAGCCTGAAGCTGACGCGCCAGCGCTTTATCAAATTCATCGTCATTCATGCCCAGAAATACGCGGGCAGGAAGATCCACTGTCCAGCTGGTTTTCACTGCTTTACCACTCAGCTTTCGAATCAGTAATCCGGCCTGGCTGTATGGTATCGTCCGCGTGATATCGCCCAGCGTGGGCTTTTTCCAGCGTTTTCCGGTTCTCACCCGATACCCCAGCGCACGCAGTTTTTTCGCCTGGGCAGGTGTCGCCATTTTTCCGGCGTCCGCCTTACGTAGCTGACTGCTACGGCTGACCTTTACCCGCATTCCGTTTTGTTGCGCATAACCTACGGTTCCTGCCGGAACCGGCGTTTCCCCGTTCCGGTACCCGCCGCCCTGCAAATAGATCCGTACGGCCTGAATCTCAGGCATTTCACGGATATGAAGCAGCTTTGGCAGGTTACGCAGCATCTTCCCTTTGCGTTTTGTCTTACGTCCCGGCCATTTCTGGCCGTCCGGGGATTCCTGGTTACGAACATGTCTTTTTGCCGCAGCAATTACGCCATATTTCGCCAGACGCCAGATCAGCCGCTGGCGCTTCTGCGGTGGCAACTCCATACTGGCCAGCGCCTTACGTAATTCAGTCAGCTGTTTTTTATTCAGCTCGCCACCGGCTATCATATTTCCCCGCTCACCGGCGCCCCGGTTTCATCCACACTGAAAATGCTGGCAGTTAACGCCGTCCAGATTTCAGGCTCTGCCAGTGACCAGCGTTCACCACGCCACGGAATAGCCCCGTTTTCGTCCTGCCTGATCACCAGTTCTTCCACCATCGGAACGGTCAGCACCACAGTGGCGGTTTCCTCATCTTCCACCGACACATCCCAGTCAGGTTCGGCTTCACTCAGCCCGACTTCATCCAGCAGGTCTCTGTCTGCATCGTCCAGCCACGCCGCCAGTAAGGACATAAGCAACTGCGGCGGACACAGGCGATAGGGAAAACGCGCCCAGCTCAGAACTGCGTCATACCGAATAACCGCCTGGCGATATTGCCCCAGCCCGTAATCCTTCGCGGCGGGGATGAACTTCATTTCATCCAGTACGCTGTCAAATGACTGCATCGCCCGCGGCGGAACGTTCTCCTGAAAAAAAGCGGTCAGGCTTTGGATCTGCGTCTGGCTCATACTTTTTTCACCGTTGCCCGTTTAAGCCCCTTCATGCGACGGATCACCACGGACGCCTCAGCCAGTAACCCGGCCCGTGTCTCCTGGCTTTCCTGCCCCGGATGAGTATCACGCCGTCCGATAGTGGCGAACTCACCCAACAGATCCGCTTTTGCCCTGGCAAAAACGGCTTTCATGTACTGGGCGCACAGGCTGTTAAGTCCGCCCATCTTTACACCCGGCACATCTGCCGCCAGCGTATGGCCTTTCGCTTTCCATCTGGCCTCCACGTTTTCCAGCTCGGCATTCACCTCCGCGACAGCGGCAAGCAGCGCCTGGCTGATGGTGTCAGCGTCAATATCTGGCGGTAGTGACCGCTGCGCCTGAAAATCCTTCAGATTCAGGTCCGGCCAGAAACCATTATTGGCCAGCGGCTCGTCCTGATAATCCAGCGGTTTTCCACTAAACATAAATCCCCCGAAAAAGGCGGACTGACCGGTTTCCACGGCGCAATGACACACAAGGTGTTTTGCCCTCCACCGCGTCCGCCTGGCGTACGGTAGTCTTTACCCCTGCGTCAGTTTTCGGACACGGGCGGCAATGGTCTGCCGCGCTGTTCTGACGCCAATTTTTGAGTAGTGTTTTTCTGCGATGGCCAGCAAATGATCGGCTTTTTCCAGCGTTTCAATATCATCCACACCCGCAGCAGTTTGCTGGCCATCCTCATTGCGCAGCAGCTCCAGCCCCGCAAATTTGTACCACTTGGCTGTTACCTGCTCATGCAGCCGCCATACCCCTGCCACACGTTCAAACGTACGGGAGAAATACGGCTCAATACTTTCTCCGCGCCCGGCGCTTTCCTGCGCCCATGCCAGCATCGTATCGGCCACAAACGTGGGAAAATTGCTGCGTAACTGATCCGGTGTGGCCTGTTGCTGACTGATTGCGATATCAGCCCATTCCAGCGCCTGATCCAGCTCGCCCACGTCAAACAACCAGATAACACACCAGGCAAATACCGGATTGGCGTACACCTGCTTGCTTTCCAGATACGCTTCGACAGTCGGTACCCAGCGCGGCAGCAACACATCCCTTTTAAACTCAATGCGATCCGCGATTGTCGGCAGGCTGCGTACGTGTCCCACATCCGTTTCCAGCGCTTTGACCAGAAGGTGCATACTTTCCGTGGTTTCCAGCGCCTGGCTTCGCTTCAGCTTTTGTTCCATCGCAATGCGCTGGCTGTGACGCTGCGCGGGAGAAAGTGCCATTTATCAGCCCTCCGCTGGTTCGGAAACCTTGCCGATAGTTACGGCGGATTCATCAATGGCCGCATACAGTTCCGGCACTTCCACCGCATATCCTTCATTGCGCAGGTATTTGTTTTCGAACTGCTTACGGTCTTCCACAAACTCCGCCTTACGCATACGGGTATTGCGCTGGGTATAGATGTGCAGATTTTTCAGCGGCGTCACCACCATGCGTTTTCCCGGCATAAAAGGCGGGATAATGGCCGGACGGCCAGCAATGGTATTCCCCAGCAACTGCGCTGCGATTTTTTCAGTCGGACGGTCTGCGGCCTGATACAGGCGATACTGTTCAGCAGCAACCAGATCAGCCCCCACCAGAACTACCAGACGCGGGTCATTGCGGAACTGCGCCGGAATTTTGGCGTTAATCAGGTCTGACGCCATTGCATCCAGTGATTTGTAATCCCCGGCAGCATCCAGCACCACCGGATCGGTCATAATCTGATTACCGCCCAGCAGCGTTTTCATGCGCTCATGCCAGCCGATGTTCACATCCTCACCGTTCGGGTTAGCTTCGGGATCAGTGGTTTTTGCGCGGCTCTTACCGTTAAAGCCGATACGCAACATATCCAGCGCAAAAGCCTGCGTGGTGAATGCCTGGACAAGATTGTAAAACTCGTTTTCATCCTTACCGGCGTTTGCCCAGACCGAAAGCAGATCCCAGCGCAACGCGGCGCAGCTGTCTGTTTCAACCAGTGAATAGTCGTTTCCGTCCACACCAACCTGACGAATAAAACGGCCACTTTCACTACGTCCTGTGTGTAACACGGAAGAACCAACGGAAATCACCTGGCCACTCAGCTGATCAACATCCAGACAGGTAAGCATGTCCAGGAATTCGACGGACTCCAGCAGCGCAAGACGCAACGCATTTTCCTGCGGGTTATTCAGGGAAAAATAACGACTGGCATCACGCGCCCCAAACTGCTGCGCCATGCCCGCCGAATATCCGTCCAGTAATTCCCGCGCACGGTTATTAAGGTGCATAAAACTCCCTCGCGATTAAGCGATAATAAAAATATTTGAAACTAATCAGCGCTAAAGTGAATTACAGGAAATTAAACTTCCCGGCTTTCTCTGAAATTTTTCGTCCCGGTGTACGGACTGATTTATTTCCCAAATCGTTAAAACGCTTAACGATATCTTTTGCATTATCACGAATGGCGGCAAATTCTTCTGTATCCACCACTTCCGCAATAGTATCCACATCACCCTGAACATCATTCAGTTGATTTTCAATTTTGGCCACACGGCCTTCCAGCTCGTTTACCGCGTTTGCCAGTGCCTGTAACTTATCATCACCCTGCGCGGTATCATCTGGCGGCGTTTCATCTTCAAACTTCGGTTTAATACCAAACAATTTTTGCCAGTTCTTCATTTTTCCTTCCTGCTTAATTTTGCCATCGCGGGAAATTACATAACGGTAATAACCCTGTTCAGATAATTTGCGCTGCCGACTGAAGCGCAGCCGTGTGGTGCCAATGCTGGCAGGAGTATCCGTCACTGCCAGTCCCTTGAGGTATGTTCGTCCTGTTCCGCGCCAGTCTTCCTCCGGCTCTATGGAGAAGAAAAGAAGCTGGTCTTCTTCGTTAGCGTATATCAGCCGCATATTCGGGCAAAGACTGACATACAACCGCGCCAGCCCGTCATCCCCGTCCCGCCAGGTGGCTTCCAGTACTTCACCGAAATTACCCCCGCCTTTCTGGTGTTCCGGCCAGATTAAAGCGACATAGTGGTTATAGTCATAGGTTTCCCCCATATCGATAATCCACTGACGTTCAATAATCCGTCCGTCAACGGTATCCCCTTCAGTAGCAACACACAGCCAGTCAGTTTTTAAATGTGACATATCCCCCCTGTTCCACTCCCTGACGCTGCAAATCAATTATTGCCAAATAAAACCATTGCTGCATTACGTTTTATTCTGAACAGTTCGGATATAACGCTTTACCGAATACAGACGAATTATCACCACCGTTTTTTTATTACAGCCACGGCATAATTACCGCATGGCTAAATACTCTGAAGAATTAAAAGGCGTTGTCCGCGCACTTTATCTGCGCCGCTATACGCCAAAAGAAATTGCATCTGAATTAAATCTGCCGAATGCGCGGATCGTTTACTACTGGGCTGAAAAATACAGCTGGGCTGATTTGCTCAGTTTTGAAAGCACTGAAGAGGCTATCGAACGCCGCTACCAGCTACTGGCCAGCCGGGATAACAAAACCGATCTCGACCTGAAAGAAATGGACATGCTCATTGCTCACGCCACAAAACTGCGTGCGCAAAGCAATAAGCATAAAGAAAAGATGGCCAGCGGTCAGAACTCCGGGCAGGCAGATGCGCGGGACAGCAATGATGACGAACCCCGCCGCAAACGGAAATACAAGAAAAACGATATTTCCTCGCTGACGCAGGAGGATTTTGACGCCTGGGCTGATGAATACCTGTTTGAATACCAGAAACACCTGCGCCTGAATATTGGACAGCTGGTCAGAAACATCCTCAAAAGCCGCCAGATTGGTGCGACCTGGTATTTTGCGTTTGAGGCGTTTGAAAACGCAGTCATGACCGGCGATCCACAAATCTTCCTGTCGGCATCAAAGGCGCAGGCGGAAGTGTTTCGGTCTTACATCGTAAATATTGCTGAACAGTATTTCGGGATCACGCTGACCGGCAACCCCATCCGCTTGTCCAACGGCGCGGAGCTGCGCTTCCTGTCCACCAACAAGAACACCGCCCAGTCCTACAGCGGCCACCTGTACTGTGATGAATATTTCTGGGTTCCAAATTTCACAAAACTTAATGAAGTGGCCAGTGCAATGGCCACACATGACAAGTGGCGTACCACTTACTTTTCAACACCGTCAGCTAAAACTCACCAGGCGTACCCGTTCTGGACAGGCGATGAATGGAAACAGGGCAGTAAAAAACGTACTGCCATTAAGTTTCCGACCTTTGATGAATTGCGCGACGGCGGGCGGGTTTGTCCGGATGGCCAGTGGCGCTACGTCATTACGATGGAGGATGCCATTGCGGGCGGCTTCAATCTGGCCAACATCGAGAAGCTGCGCAACCGCTACAACACAGCCACTTTCAACATGCTCTATATGTGCGTGTTCGTGGACAGTAAAGATTCCGTTTTCAGCTTTTCCGACCTGGAAGCCTGCGGCGTGGAAGTGGATACCTGGCAGGATCATAACCCGGACGCCGCCCGGCCATTTGGTGACAGGCCAGTATGGGGCGGCTTTGACCCGGCTCGCAGCGGTGATTTGTCCTGTTTTGTGATTGTGGCGCCGCCGATGTTCGCCGTGGAGAAATTCCGCGTTCTGAAGGTGATTTACTGGAAAGGAATGAACTTCCGGTACCAGGCAAAGCAGATCGAGCAGCTGTTTAAAAAATACAACTTCACCTATCTGGGCGTGGACGTTACCGGTATTGGCCAGGGCGTTTTTGACAACATTCAGCATTTTGCCATGCGTGTGGCCGTCGCCATTCGTTACGACCTGAACACGAAAAATCAGCTGGTACTGAAGGCGGCTGACGTGGTCGAAAGTCAGCGAATTGAATGGGACAAAAACCTGAAAGAGATCCCGGCCAGCTTTATGTCCGTACGCCGCACAACCACACAAAGCGGTAATGCCATGACCTTTGTTGCAGACCGCAGCCAGGACACAGGACACGCCGAAGCGTTCTGGGCGATAACCCACGCCCTGCATAACGAACCTCTGAACTATGAAAATAAACCTAAATCACGCTGGAATTTAAGGAACAAGGCAGCATGAGTAAAAAGAAACACTTCGTTAAGCGCGGCCAGCGCGGCGATAAGTCAAAAAAAATGAGCATCATTACGTTCGGCAAACCGGAACCGGTTCTGACTACCGGCACCGACTACCGGGATATCTGGTACGACAATGCCGCCGATCATTTTACCCAGCCAATTGACCGGCTGGCACTGGCACAACTGATTAACCTTAACGGTCAGCATGGCGGCATCATCCACGCCCGTAAAAACATGATTGTGTCTGATTATCTGTCTGGCGGCCTGACTTACGACCAGCTGGAAGCCGCAGCTTTTGACTACATCACATTTGGGGATATTGCGCTTGGAAAAGTTCGTAACGGATGGGGAGACGTGATCGGACTGGAACCCTTACCCGGCCTCTATATCCGACGCAGGAAAGACAGGAACAACGCAACGGATCAACCTGGTGATTACGTGGTGCTACAGGAAGGAGAACCGCAGATATGGCCTGAAGAAGATATTATCTTCATCAAAATGTATGACCCGCAACAGCATATTTACGGACTGCCAGACTATATCGGTGGCGTACATTCTGCATTGCTCAACAGTGAAGCGGTCATTTTCCGTCGCCGCTATTACCACAATGGCGCACACACGGGCGGTATTCTTTATACCCGCGACCCCAGCATGACGGATGAAATGGAAGAAGAAATTGAACAGCAGCTGCGTGACAGCAAAGGGATCGGCAACTTCTCCACCATCCTGGTAAACATTCCCGGTGGAGACGGTGACGCCATCAAATTCATTGAAATGGGGGATATTTCCGCTAAGGATGAATTTGCCAACATCAAGAATATCAGCGCCCAGGACATTCTGAACGCGCACCGTTTTCCTGCCGGGCTTGCCGGCATTGTCCCGCAAAATACTGCCGGACTGGGTGACGTAGAAAAGGCCGAACGGATTTATAAAAAAAGCGAAGTCGCCCCTGTTCAGCGCCGGTTTATGATGGCCGTAAATAATGATCCAGAAATACCGGAAAACCTGCACCTGAACTTTGATTTAAGTTACACAGAATCAACGGATAAGGGTGCGGTATGAGGCAAAAAAGGCTAAAATCCAGGCATCATTTAACAGCTGGAGCATGGAATATGCGAGTTCTGAAAATCGAATGCCCGGAATGCGGCTCAAAAGCTGTTATTCGTAAAACGAACCGGAAACACCGGCAGATTGCCGATATTTACTGCGCCTGTTCAGATGTTGAGTGTGGCCACACGTTTGTTATGAATCTGACGTTCTCCCACACTCTCAGCCCAAGCGCTAAAACAGGTGATGCTATGGTACAAAAAATACTGAATGCCCTTTCACCCGATCAGCGTCAGATGGCATTAGACCTACTGAAAGCGACTCCCGCCGCCTGATAAGCCCCCTTTTTGGGGGCTTTTGCCTTCATATTCATCAAGCTTACTTTCCAGATCCGCAGTCAATTCGCTCAGCCAGGCCAGTGCTATATCTTTTTCACAGCCAGTGCACTTACTGTTTGCAATCAACCGGGTAAACAAAGCAATCCGTTGCAATGCGATGGTTTCCAAAAACAAATCCTGCACAAGCATCCTCCTAAAAACAGAATAACTGTATATAATTACAGTATACATTTAAGCACAAAATGTAAAAGGGATTTTTCCTGCTATTTAGTGATAAGCGTTTACCTTTCACAGACTTAAAACTAAAACCATCCCGGCCACAGCTCCTGCATTGGCTCGTTTTGCTTCTCCTGTAGTCGTCCGTTCCGGTATATGAGTGCTGACTGACCGAAACGAAGCCCTCCCCCTCGTTTCAGAATGTCGATTTCTTCATCAGAACCATCGAACCCCCGGCTTCGTAATTCCAGTTTTAACCGTCTGCGGGTTCCACCCTCCGTACAGTTATTGACAGAACTCCAAGGGGCGGCGTTGCCGCCAGAAAAACCCGCCTCCGCTGACGCTTCGGCCAACTTCGCAACCTTCTGCCACTTAACCAGACGGGTGCAGACCTCTGAATCTGGAACCAAAGGAGAATAAATACCCTGTACGCGCTGCACGTCCTCCGCATATTCGTTACCCTGTTCCGTAATTTCATAGGCCAGACGAACAACCAGATCACGGCGGGCAACCAGCGCGCCGCCCTGCGCCTGGGTATATGCAGCCCAGTCCCCGACATCAGCAGCAGCCAGAACCGCATCCATTCTGCGATCGGTCAGCACCTGATCCCGCAACCGACGAAGCTCACGCCAGACCGTCACCGGCGCACCGCCAATCTGCTGAAACTGGCGAATACGCCAGCGTGAAGCCCATGCAGAAACGGATTTGGCCATATCCCGCAGGTTTTCGCCGGTTTCTTCGTCCTGCTCGCCATCCAGCGCAAATCCATCAATATTTTTGGAAATGTATTTGGCGATATAGCCCGTCGCAGACCCCTTTGCGGGATCGATAGCTTCAACATGGAAACGTGCCTTTAGCGCATTTTGCGTTTGCAGTTCTTCGGAATCGGTAATTCTGGCGTGATAACAAAGAATATCTCGCACCGTGTCCACGTCCTGCGGGCGCATGAACAGCAACATATGCCAGTGCGGTGTCCCGTCATGGTGAGGTTCGACAACCCTGAACCCAAATACATGGATACCCGCACGCGAGATCGCGGCGCGGGCTTTTGCCCATACGCCACATAAATAGCGCTGGGTATCCTGCGGCGTACTTCCATCCCATTGCGATACAAAGCCCCCTTTGCTGTGTACCGCATGGAAACGAGATGGCGCGGTGATAGTGTAAAACTCACCGGCCAGCCCTTCTTCATTGGCCATATCTTCAAATCCTCGCATTCTTACCATTAGCTCACAGCGACGGATCGCCGGATTTGCAACACTGCGGTGTACCATGCTGTCCAGTGCAATGCGCAACCCTTCATCATTCAGCAGATCAAACTTTTTAAAGAACTCCAGATTTCGCTTTTTCTGTTCTATCCATTCCCCCAGGGTTTTACGGGATACATAAGCGCTGGCCGCTTTCTGCACCTGCCCCACGGCTATGGCCATATGCTCACGCTGTACGTCACGCGCTCGCTTCAGACGCAGATACCACCATTCCGGTGCCATCATGCGAAGAATGCCGGATTCAGCCTTACGTGTTTCCAGTTGCCCGGCATTGGCTTCATGTTCTGCCCAGTATGGCGGCTGATTATTCAGCATCAGACTGCACGCACAAAGATAGCGATAAGACTCCATCGTTCGGCGGTGCAGCTCTTTAGCGTCGTCAGTGCCGGAATCAAACCGTTCGGTGAAGTCATACAGCGACTGGGAGATCCAGCCAGATATCTGGCCAGCCAGTTTTTTAAGTTCCGGGCGGTCAAGTGACGGCAGGCGTTCCAGCGACTTGCCAAAAGGAAGGTCTATTGCATCAGCGGCCAGCTTATAACGAGCAGCCACTTCGCGCAGACGTGGCAATACATTCCCTCCAATAGTCTGACGCAGGAATGTATTGGCACGGCGACGCCCGTCAGGGCCAGTAAAAAGCTTTTCGTAGCGACGGCCAAAATACCCGGCTAACCAGTCGGGTATTTCATGCAGGTATTGAGCACGCCATTTATGATCCTGCGGGTTTACAGCCCACAGGCGGCGCTCCGTGATTGTCACGTCTGCCGGTGTACCTGGCGCGAAGGTTTCACGCCGCCAGGCATCAACGGCGTAGCAATCTTCGTTTATTGCCAGCGTCATGCGCTGGCCTCAGGATTCGTCGGTAAAGGCCATTTAAGTATCAGTTCTGCCGCCATTTTCGGGCTTGCAGCTGCCGCACCAACACTACGCGGCGCATTAACCTTTAAGGCTTCAAACCCTGCATAAAGGTAATGCACCATTTCCAGATCGCTGTTTGACGCTACTACCTGAACTCCACGTTCAGCCAGGCGCCGCAGCTTACGCGCCAGCCGCCCCTGATCCATGTGCGAAAAACCACGCTCATGGTAAGCGGTGAAATTATCGCTATCTGTCAGATAAGGCGGATCGCAGTAAACAACGTCATTCGCGTCCCGAACCAAATCGAGCGTTTCTGAATAGTGGGCAGTAATGAATGTTGCGCGCTTTGCTTTTTCAGCAAAGGCGCAGATTTCATCAGCAGGGAAATAAGGCTTTTTGTACTTACCGAACGGAACATTGAACTGACCGCGGCGATTGTACCGGCACAGGCCATTAAAGCAGTGCCGGTTCAGGTACAGGAAACGCGCAGCAGCTTCTACGGATTCCGAACCAAAGGATTTACCTGACAGGTTGAACGCATCACGCACCGCGTAATAGAAAACCGCTCGGCTTTCTTCGTCACCTAACGAACCGGCAGTAAACAGACTCTCCAGCTCATTAAGCAACGCATCTGTGTGATATGCCATCGCTTTATAAAGATTAACCAGATCAGGATTCACATCTGCAATCAGATACTCGTCATAATCCGTATTCATCATGACGGCACAGGAACCGGCGAACGGTTCAACCAGGCGTTTACCTTCTGGAAGATGCTGGCGCAACTTCGGCATAAGGCGGGCTTTGCTGCCCACCCATTTAAGAGGAGTTTTAACGGCCATATTGACCTCCGCCAGCTAACGCCTCAGTGACACCGTTTGAAAGGATGTATTCCAGCACTTCAAGCGGCGACAGTGAACGGATGGACAAAACCGCCCAGTTTTCGTTATCAGCGATAATTTCATTCACCGGCAAAACATGGGTAATAACCGCCGCCCACTCACGCCCGGTGTATTTCCCGTGCTTCCACTCACACAGTGAAAGAACATCACCGGTTTTATACCCGCGATCGTTTTTTCGCAGCTCGGCCTTTTTCTGACCAGCCACCACAGCATCAAGGTATTTCGGCGCAATTTTTACCGCATGGATTTTGATTGTCATTTTGCACCACCTTTGAGCATGGCGGCGCGGCAGGCGTTCCAGCCCCTTACCTCTGCAATTGCTACCACCGCATCAATTGGACTCATTTCAGATGCTTTAGGCATGGGTATTTCTTCCGGCACTACCGGAGAATTTAGAACATTCTCAACTTGGTCAAAAATAATCTGTAAATCCGAAACATCTGTAATTCCTGCGGGTTCGAATATACGCCGCATGGTAGATTCACCAATTTCGTATTTTCTTTGCTCAGCTTCAGCCTCGCGGCGTTCTTGTAGCGCTGGCGGGGCGGCATAGACCTCAATAACACCGTTACAAATAGGCCACTCGCCATCCTTGATGTAATCGGTGGTAGCTTCCACCTGCTGATCGGCGATGTGGAATGCCCCAATAGGCTTAGCGTTCAGCGATGCCAGCGCAATTTTTTTTAAAATCAAAGATTTTTGTAAACTCTTATCCGCTGCGCAGGACATATAGCATTGAAGGGCATCACTGATAGCAGCAATATCTTCCTGCGCCGCCTCTATTAACTGCCCTTTTGTGAATTTGACACTTTTGATCAGTTCCATGCTGCACCGCCTTTGCTGCAAATAGCCACGGCTTCTTCGCGGATTAACTCAACGATTTCCGCGGCGCTTAAACCTTCATTGGCTGCATGGGTGGCCAGCTTATCCAGACGGGTGGAACACAGATCAGCAGCAGCGGCTTTACCTTCCTGCGTGGCTTTGGTGAGCATGTCCTGCCACACGGAAAAAGCAGACTCAACCCGATATTCGAATTGTTTTCTGGCAAAGATTTCTCTTTCTTTATTCATTTTCAGTTCCTTAAGGCAAAAGAATCCCCGGCCACTTGAACCGTGGCCAAAAAATTCAGGCAGTTAATTAGTGAAAAGTGGGTTGTACTGTGGCGGCTGAGTAGTTCGGTGCCGGAATCAGGTGCAGTTCATAGGTTGTCCGCCACCACTCCTGGATCAGCGCCTTTATCTCGCCAACACCCAGCGCCCCGGCTGTATAGAAAATTGCGCGAATCCCCGCCAGTGCTTCAATCTGTGCCTCTTTGCTCTCAGCTTCGCGGTACACGCAGCACCAGAAAGCGGCATTGATCGCCAGCCAGTGGCGCTGGTTAGTCATGTGTTCGGTGTCATTGAAGAAGAACGGATGCAACGCAATGCGGCCATTTTTACTGGCGCTTTTCTCTGCAAACGCTACCGCGTAGTTATGCGGTACTCCCCACACAGCCAGTTCAGCCCCCAACGATTTACCCTCTACAGAAATAATGCTCATCAGTGATTCCCCTGCTGCAATTTATGGACAATATGAGGTGCGATAATCATCTGCACTTTGTTCCTGGTATTAATGGGATGGACGATTTTTACTGGACGTTCAGCGGTTCGTCTGGAGAAATCACTGTCCCGTAAACTCCCGAATCCGCTAAAAGTTAAACGAGCACGGGAAATTCCCTGGCGCAGCTGTATCATGTCCCGATACTCCAACCGCTCAAAAAGTTCGCGCCAGCAACAATTACTTAAGCTGCGTTTAAAAACGCCGGTTCTGGAATTGATTGCAGCAGCATGAAGAACCACCCCGCGCCATTCTGGTGTCAGGTTGTCCCACCATTCAGCGGCTTCACTGCTAGTACTGAAATATTTGCGCCGAATCTTTTTAAGATGATCCAGCCCACGCTTTTGCTGTTCCTGGTTAATTGCCATAACCCCCCCCAACCATTCCCAGCAGGCGGCGGGTTTTAGTCGTCAGGAAACGCAGAACAGAACCGCCCTTCATCTGGACAGACTCATGTGCATTGAATTTATAGGTGTGACCAGGATTCCAGCGCTGGCCGTTCGGCAGTTCTATCCAACCGGTTGAACCACTGGGTAACTGCATAGCCGGTGATTCTTTTTTCAGGTAAGTCACAAACGCTTTCATAATGTTCCCTCACATCAGGCCAGTGGCATTCGTCGTGACCAGATCCACCGCCGCGGCTAAAACCGGCGCAGAATGGATACGGCTTTCAACGGTGTAAGCCAACACGGAAAGGCTACGGATAGCATCGCGAGCGCGATCAAGAATTTGTGTACGGCGGGCGGCGGTCATATGCTCTGTTGATACCGCTTCCCCAGCAATCGCGCCCACACTGGCGGTAGCGCTCAACGCGCAAAACTGCATATTCGCTTCAGTTGCGTTATTTACCGGCACTGATGGCAGGCAATTAATCTGCGAAAGCATTCCATCCAGCAGACGTGCATCTTCTGTATGGTCAGTAATGGCCAGAAGTTCATCACAGGTCAGGCGATGCGGTTGTAACGGATTTAACTTATTGCGTAACAACTGTGGTCTCATACCAACGGCAGCGGCCACATCTTCCAGATTGTGTGCTAGCGCGAACGCTCGGCAAGCGGCATTAAAGTGCGCATGTTTAGAAGTCTGATAATCAAACATAGTCAACACTCCCCCTGAGTTTCAAAATCGAATCAGTTAAGTACGATGTTGCAACCCGCAAGGGCGTCGATTGTCATAGCCGCGATATTGATCATCACTTTTTCACGGCCTTTATCTTTACGTAAACGATGGCGAGGCAAGCGGCCATCTTTCAGCATGGCATCAACTGTATCTTCAGATAATCCCGTTAATTCGATGTACTTTTCTTTAGAGATTGAAGGGACAGGCAGATTAATTGAAATGTTGGTGGTCATAGTGCAAGATTCCTCTTTTGAGTAATCAACCGTTGCGAGCGGTTTTAAACAGTAATGAATGCAATAGCAAACTTCGAGAGAAGATTAAGATCGCAATTGCATACTGTCAAGCGATTTGACTTCATTGGAGAACTTTATGGATTTCAGTAGAGGCGGAAAAGCGGTGATAGAACGCCTGGTACATGCTTATGGATTTAGTACCCGCCAGGCTTTATGCGAGCAGTTAGGCGTATCAAAGAGCACAATGGCATCACGTTATATGCGTGATATTTTCCCTTCAGACTGGGTTATTCAGTGCTCAATAGAAACCGGTGCATCACTGGAGTGGCTTTCATTTGGAGAAGGCGAGATGTTCCCCAATGGAGATGACAACCATTCAAATGAAACTAAGCATTGCGCAAATGAGAACTTACTAAGTGATGTTGCTGCAATACCGAGAAAGAAAATAGTTGATGGTAATTTGTACGACTCAAACTTCTACATGCTAGACAAAGCCATTCTTCCTGAGAATATCGTTAAGCCAGTAATCATTATTGATGATGACCTCACTTATGTAGCTGAACATAACATTAGCGAAATTACGGATGGAACCTGGCTAGTCGAAATTGAGGGGAAAGTTAGCATCAAAGAGTTGATCCGCATCCCTGTAGGCAAAGTTCGAGTTTCTTCGCCAACCGGTGGTTACTCATTTGAATGTGGTATTAACGACCTTTCCCCACTGGCCAAGTGTCATTATTACCTGATGACTAATGTTTAATTCTAAGCCTAACAAACATTGACACTGTATAAATAAACAGTAAAAAATACTCCCTATTAGAATACCTACAGGGGGAATTTGATGGCTGTTCGTAAACTGGAAACAGGCAAATGGATCTGCGAATGCTACCCTGCTGGCCGTTCCGGCAGGAGAGTAAGAAAGCAGTTTGCTACTAAAGGCGAAGCGTTGGCTTTTGAACGTCATACAATGGATGAAACGGCATCGAAACCGTGGCTAGGTGATGCTGTGGATCGCCGTTCTCTAAAAGACATCGTGAATCTATGGTACAAGCTGCATGGCATCTCTCTTTCCGCTGGCGAACACGTATACGAAAAATTACTGCTAATCGTAGATGCCTTGGGAAATCCTCTGGCTACGGCGCTAACCCCAAAGATGTTTGCTCACTACCGCGATAAGCGCCTAACTGGAAAGATTTATTTCAGTGAAAGATGGAAAAATGGCGCAAGCCCTGTAACGGTTAATCTTGAGCAAAGTTATTTAAGCGGTGCCTTTAATGAACTGATTCGCTTGGGCGAATGGCTTCAGCCAAACCCTCTTGAAAACATGCGTAAATTTACCATTGCTGAAAAGGAAATGGCCTGGCTTACGCATGATCAGATTGCAGAATTGCTGTATGATTGCCAGCGCCAAAACAAGCTATTAACGCTAGTTGTTAAGATTTGCCTCAGCACAGGGGCAAGGTGGAGAGAAGCCGTCAACCTGACAAGATCGCAGGTAACGAAGTACCGCATTACGTTCACCCGAACAAAAGGGAAAAAAAATAGAAGCATCCCTATCAGCAAGGAACTATATGAAGAGATTACCGCGCTGAAGGGCTTCAAGTTTTTTGATGATTACTATTTTCAATTTGCATCAGTGATGGATAAAACCTCCATCATCCTGCCGCGTGGCCAACTAACGCACGTTCTTCGCCACACCTTTGCAGCTCACTTTATGATGTCAGGGGGAAACATACTCGCCCTGCAAAAAATACTAGGACACCACGATATAAAAATGACTATGCGCTATGCCCACCTCGCGCCAGATCACCTTGAAACTGCGTTAAGATTTAACCCACTTGCCACAATGAAAAATGGCGACAAAGTGGCGGCATCGGTTGCCACTCCCTAA